TGAATGCTCTGTACTTGACCGGGTACTGTAATTCCTGCTTGATCAGATTGTATAAAACCACTTTGTATTGTTTTACCAGAGCGTAGTATTCCATTTCCAAACACCACACTCGTAGTTCCTTCAAAGTCATTCTCTACTACAAATCGTTTAGAAGTTCTTATGAATTCTAAAGTGTATGGAACTGGAACCGTATTCACGTCCTGTCCACTTTCCAAAGACGTATAAGCATCACTTCTATTAGGATTGGAAGTATAATGAGTCTCAATAGGTACTCTATCTTGTGCCAAAAAATCTACTTGGTGGTATTTGTTTCCATTACTGTCATGCACTGAAATAATCTGTACGACATTTTTTTCAGGTAAGTTTAGTTTTAAAAATTTAACCGGAGCTCCTATTGGAAAACTTTTAGATTTTGTCTCACTACTAATAGCAGTAACTGATCTCTTGAGATCATACCGAGTAGCTATACCCTCATCATTAAAATCACTTTGTATGGGAAGTGGATCAGCTGATGAACTTACTGAGAAATCTACCACATCCAACGTTTCAAACTTTACTGTTGAAGATAATGATGATTGTACCTGCATACCAGGTTCAATAGATACTGCTTCGCTGTAATTAGGAAATGCTCCATCTCCCAGAGAACCAACCGTTTGTGTTACTTCCAATACAGCATATGCTGGTACGGAAGTTTTTGCAGTATATCCTAACATCTTGGCTAGCGTTACTACATTACGTCTCTCTTCAGCCAAAGGTAACATCATTTCTTTATATTGTTGATCCATATAGAAAGACAATACATCACCAACATATGCAGACATTTCTAGAAGCATCATGCCAGGTGAGGTTTCATTAAAATCTCTATACGTATCAGGAAAATAAGACTTGGCGTATTGGATCAAGGAACTCTTTATTGTATTGAAGTCTTTGTTAATGTAATTTACATTAGTTTCTTTGAAGTCTTGATCCGTATATGGCACCTTAGTCTCCTAGTGTTACAGTTACGGATTCCAATGAATTGGGATCCTTTGTTATGTTAAAAAGTACTGTTACTTTCATGGTATTTCTAGAGCCCACACTATCTGGTAGCATTTGAACCTTTAAATCCTTTACTTCAACAAAAGGAAGATATTGTTCAAAAGTATCGATAATATCGTTCTCTATAGCAATTTTAGTTTCATCGGTAACTTGTTCAAATAAATATTTTTTTAAACCCATTCCAAGTTGAGGTTGCATTAATCTTTCACCCTTATCCGTAGATAATAACAACTTAATATTATTCTTTACAGCTTGTATAGTGGTCTTTGTTGATTCAAAATATCCCTCAATACCTTCACTTCTCTTTAGAGGATATTCTAAACCAATAAAAATATTTTCCGTTCTATCTTCTATCAGTGGCTGTATTGTGAGATCTCTTCTTGCCATTATGTTGCCTTGTTAATAGTGCTTTTATCTGGATTGAGTTTTACTTCAGCATTTCTACTATACTGATTAGTTCTATCATAAATAGGGTCCTTTAGCTGAACTTTTGCCGAAGCTGCTTTACCAAGATACGCTTTTCCTTTTGCTTCTACATTCATACCATTTTTAAATACCGTGTTTCTTTTTATCTTACCGGTAGGAGGTAAAGCGGGTAGCTTGAGATTTATAAGAGGCGTTGGGGGTGTAACGGCAGGTCCTACTGTACCTGGATGTCCCACACCAGTTAAATCTATATCTACATCCTTTAAAAATTTTATTTCATCTACTATTACTGTAGCATCCATGGATGTTATATTTAAGGTTAAACTTTTAATATACCGCTCCACAGCTAACGCTATACCTTCTGCCAACTTGGGAATGTTACCTTTATCAAGCTTTCCATTCTCATCTGGAGTTATACCAGAAGCATTAACGAACACATCCTCTATATCTGATTTCAGACTTCCCATTACTTCCCAGGGCTGCGCTGTTTTATCTTTTGTTCTGATGCCTTCATTACTGGTCGATAATCTTTATTTAAAAACTGTGACATAGGATCAGCTGGATTTATAGGGGCTGCTTGAGTCATAGGACGACCATTTGCAGTAGGTTGCACGGTTCTATTCAAGACGTCTTGCATATTTGAAGTATCTAAAGTTCCTCCTCCCATAGTCTCCCATTCCGTATCATTTGCCGTCTCTTGCAAAATATCATTTAAAAGAGGATTACTGGTTTGTGGAACTGCACGTTTACGTACTGGTTGTTGAGGTGCCGTGGTAGGAGCTGTAGCTCTTGAAGGTAGAGTAGTCTTTTTATCTTCGCGGAGAATCTTTCTAACCTCCAACTGAACTTCCTCTCTAACAACTTCTCTTATTAATAATCTTAATTGATTTTTTTTCATATTATCCTCATAACTATTGGTTTTTTTCTACAAAATGTTTACTACTTTGAAAATCTAACTGACCTCCTGGAGCAAATTTAGCCTTCAAGCTAGCTAATTTCAATCCAATTGGTCCTCCGTTACCCACTGGTGGATTTTCCAATAATGGTACTGGAGCTCCATTACATATACCCACCGCTGAACTCACTATATCAATCAACTCCGTAAGTACTTCTGATATGTTATCAGCAAATGCTACTGCATGAGCTTCTTCTTGCTTTCCTAAATAAATATTAGATGCTTCCAATAATATCTTACTATTAGCGGATACTGTTACATCTTTACCTGCTCCCATATTGAGATTAATTTTACTTGAAAGAAATATAGATTCCTTCTTAGCATTAAAAATAATTCTATCAGAAGAACCAAATAATTGTGGTCTTGCATAATTGTATATGTAATCAGTGACATCATCTGTTCCTATAGATGTCTGTACAAGAGATGACATAATTCTATTGGGTTCATTTACTGTATCGGATGCAAGTATATATCCATTGATCGTAGCGTTAGTATCCTGTGATATATACTCACCAAAGTTGTCTTTTATTGAACCGTTTTGTAATGCTGCTAATAATGTTCCATCTGCTGCGCTTTCAAAGCTACTATTGATACTCTTCCCGTTACTAAAAACTATATAAGGATTTGAGCCTCTACTACCTACCCTAATAGAATTACCATGCCTACCTTCTATCATAACATCTCCGTGAGAAGGAGGTGTTGTATTAGTTGGTTTGGTGGATTTAGATCTATTGGGTTGGAAAGGAAAGTTAAGATCTCTACCAGCTTCACCTGCAGAATCATCTAATCCATTTTCATATAAACTATCTATATTAAAGTTTATCTTATTTTCTGTGTTGAGAGGACCTAAATAATAATTTCGTTGTCCAAAAGTACAGAGCAATACTGGATCACCTTTGCTGGGAGTTTCGTTTATACCCCTCAATAGTGGTAAGTACTTGGTAGAAGTTTTAGTAACTGAATTATCACTTGCATGAGCTGATGCTTCTATGACACCAGACATAGCGGAAGGTTCAGTATAAATTTTTTCAACATGTCCCGGGACAAACTGTAGCCACACTAGTTGAGGAGGTGAATTTTTGAAAAGACCGGAATTGTCTACAGATGAAGGTTCTAAAGTTATGAATGTAGAACCCATTAATTACCTACTGGAACATTCGTTTTAATTTTATTTATTTTATCGGACTCATCTTGCATATCATTAGCTGTATCTTGAAGAGTAGCTATCAACTCTTCCTTCTCAGCATCCGAAAGCATCATTGTATCCGAATCAGACGCTCCGTTTGATTTTCCAACTATTCGTTGGAGCACACTGGCTAATTTTACAAGATGCTCATCGTTTCTTATAGCTACATCAAATATTTCTTTGACTATAGGCATAACAACAACGGCATCATCTATGCTTTGTATAAATCCATGGATTTCTTGAATCAATAGATCAAGTTGAACCCGTTTGCTTTTTGAATTATCGTATATATCTCTAGTCAGATCACTGAAAGATACGTTGTCAAATATTTTTACATCATTGTCCATTTGCTTACCCTTTACATGTAGTACTGCACCTATAAGTATACAGTAATGTAATTTGTAAGCAAAAACTACAACATACTATTTTGAGGGGTTGGTTACACCCGTTTGATATTCCACAGCCAATATTTTATAATGCTTTTTCATTTCATTAACAACCTTTGTAATGTAAACTGTATTGACACCAGTCATCTCACGTATCAGTATATATAAGCTCTTCTTGTTAAAATTATCTATCTCACCTCTTCGATTAAATAACTCTACTATAGAATATGCTATATCAATATCTCGTTTTTTTCTAAATAGACTTGGTATTTTTTTATCAAAGTATTTAGTGATCATATCCATAAATTCTTTCTTTACTTCTTTCTCGTGACGGGGAATATCTACCAACTGAGCACTTATACTAGGTCTTGATATTTCTGAATGTGTAGTTTGCTTTTTGTAGTTTCCATTATTCACTGCAATTAAGTAATTCTTAGCTACTACTGAAAAATAACTAAATGCTTTGAAGCCGGTATCTGGTTTGTATTTGTGCATGTTCATTACCAAAAAGCTCAACACTTCTTGCTTTACATCATTGAATCCTGCATCAAAGTAGCTGAACTTAAATGTATTGATAATATTTTCACACAGCTTATCTAATGCAAAGTGAATCTTTTCTCTATAAATCTTATCTCTCAATAACGGATTTTCTGACTGGTTGTATTCTACTATTGCATCTTGAACTGCTTGGTCAAAGTATACTTTATTTTTTCTTGGTCTTCCCACTGGAATCCTCCTCAAATAACTGGTTTAATAATTTTTGTAATTGTTTTACTTGCTCAAAGAAAAAGCCTATTTCATCATCCGACTCAAAGTGTCCTGATTCATCAACAAGCCTCATTTTTTCTGCTGAAAACTTTATTATCCTATCAAATTCTAACATATATGTCTCAAGAGATGTTATTCTCCTCAAAGATAACATTAAAAGATACGCTAGAATTGTACTCGAGACAACTAAAATTCCAATAATAATATACTCAACCATTAGGAAATAACTCAGAAAATTTATCTTTCATGTTCTGTATTTTTTTGTCCGTAACGTTGCGATCTTTTGGAGTTCCCTCTTGATATCCCACATCCACATTTTCCAACGACTGCTTATATAGTTGCTTCTCGACAACAGTACTCGTCCAATCTGCAAAGTGTACAATATAGTGTAGTATATTATCTGTATCATGCTTTCTATACAGAGCTGTATTACCATCATCAAACATTCCATCAGACAACTTGATAGCCTTCCAAACTTCTTGGGATATCTTGACATCAAACCACTGGAGCAACCATAGTGCTCGATCCGTAACTGATAGTGGCTCGAGCTTAGGGTTAAATGTGTACCACTCATTTAACTTATTACGTCTCCATTCATCTGTTTGTCTTATGTAGTATGCATTATCCAGATCACCTATCTTACCCAAGTCATGAAACATGGCTGCCATAACAATATCAGCATCGGATGCCTTTACTTGTACGCCCATGTGTGAGAAGAGCTTTTTTTGTTTTAGTGAAGTATCGATAACACGTAGCATGTGATCTACTAATCCTCCAGCAAAACAATTGTGGTGGTTTGGTCTACTACTTGCTGGAGCATCGATGAATCTATCCTCAAAGTGCTTAAATAATTTAAGAGTATTTTCTTTTTCACTATCTTCAAAATACTCATCTACGTATGAGAGTAACTTCTTCCAGTTCCCTAGAATTTTATCTGAGTCCATATTATAACCTTTTGTGTTTGTGTTTATTTATTTTGTCTTGAAAATTTTTCTGCAGCCGTGACCCCTAGACCTACTATAGTAATATACATAAAGTTTTCTAAGATTTGATCTTTGACGTCAAACTGCCAAAAGGTGTTAGCTACCCAACTACCTACGAGCATTACAAAAGATGCAAACCCTATTGTTCTCTTACTTGAGATCTTAGATTCACTACTTAACATATTTTTTAGAAATTCCATATTTCTTCTCCGTTCCATTTATTTGTGGACCTGCGGGGATTCGAACCCCGGTCCAGTTTACAACTTAATACAAGTCGTTACAGCTTAGTTCAGTTTCAATAAGAAGTAACTGACAAACTACTTGTAACTTTGCTCAGAGTTACCAACTGGCAGTTTATTTAATCTCTAACTTCTATCCTAGCTAAAGAGATTTTGTCTAACTTGGTTTATGACTGAGTGTTAGACGACTCGGTAACTTATGCTGCTGCGTAAGTTGACTGAACGTCAACAACCGGCTTAGCCACAGTAGATACTTCCATTGCTGGATAATCATACTCTGCCAAATGCCAATCTATGTTCAAGTCCTCGAGGTTTATAGCCTCATCAATTGGTTTAGTGAGTCTTTTGTTACGAGACATACTCAATCTCTGCTGCACTTGTGGTTCGTTTGTACCTGTCGATACCATTCAGGCCCTGTTTAGTTATTTTTAATTTTTTAAGATTCACCATAAGTGGTAATTTGTAATCTATACTTTTCTAATTCTTTTTTAAATTCACGTAGAGCTGTTGCATCTGAACCGGTCAGCTCTGCAGCATCAGCATATTCGTTTAGATATGTAGATAACCGATCTTTCTCATCTTCAGTTATATCAACATCTACTTCACTTAAAATTTTATAAACGTGATCCATTCTACTCGCAAAGTGATCAATGACTTTACGGTGTTCCAGTAATACTAATTCGATGTTTATTAACCGTTCAGCCATTTTATTTAACAATGTTTCTATGGTGACTTTTTTGTTCATATATAATATGTATCACTTGTCATCTACATTCTCTGTAGATTTGTCATCTACTACTTCGTACTCGGCATCCACTGAATTTTCATCATTGGATGGTTCCTCTTGAACATCACTAGTTTGTTGTGAATGCATGCTATTCGATATCTCTCCGAGAAGAGTATTTAGTTCTTCATATCTTTTATTGATACCTTCCGCATCATCTGTTCCTACTTGTTTTTCTAATGTTTCCACCTTACTATTTATATCTTTGATTTGATCTTTAGATAATACTTCTTTATTTTCTTCAACAGTCTTTTTACATTGTGTTATAAGATAAGATGATTTATTTTTTAATTCTACAAGCTCTGCTTTTTTTGTATCAGCCTGTTTGTGTTTTTCGGCATCGGATATCATTTGTTCTACTTCACTATCACTCAATCCCGTAGAAGAAGTTATACGAATGCTCTGTTCTTTGCCTGTCCCTAAATCTTTGGCAGATACTGATAATATACCATTGGCATCTATATCAAACGTGACCTCTATTTGTGGTGTCCCTTTGGGGGCTGGTATAATTCCTTCTAAGTGAAATCTACCTATAGATTTATTATCTGTTGCAAACTTTCGTTCTCCTTGTAACACATGTACTTCAACCGAGCTTTGATTTTCTGCTGCTGTTGTAAATGTTTGTTTTTTGTTTGTAGGTATAGTAGTGTTTCTCTCTATAACTTGTGTCACTACTCCACCTAGTGTCTCTATACCTAACGATAAAGGAGTTACGTCTAATAATAAAACATCCGTAACATCTCCAGAAAGAACACCTCCCTGAACCGCTGCACCTAACGCTACTACTTCGTCAGGATTGACTGAGTGGTTTGGTTGCTTATTAAATAACTCCTCGACTACTTTACGAACTAATGGAATCCTCGTGGATCCTCCAACCAAAATGACCTCATCTATATCCTCAGTGGTCATCCCTGCATCCTTGAGAGCGTTAATGCAAGGTTCTTTAGTTCTGTTCACTAGTTCTTCAGTAAGAGTATCAAATTTAGCTCTAGTCAAGGTTATGTCCAAATGCTGAGGTCCGGATTCGTTAGCTGTAATAAACGGTAGATTTATATTAGTTTGAGATGAAGATGAAAGTTCCTTTTTAGCTAATTCCGCTGCATCTCGTAATCTCTGTAAAGCTG